TTTGGATATGGATTGGACCGTTGCGTCTCATGAACAGGGTGAAGATCGAACGCATCGCATCGGACAGACGAATCAAGTACAAGTGTATTATATGATCTGCGAAGGAACTATTGATGAATATATGAGAGACATTTTAAAAGAAAAACAAGAAATGGTTGATCAGATAGTAGACGGCGAAATTGCAAATGTTTCTAGAAATCAATCAATATTTAAAGATTTTATAAAAATATTAAAGCTACAAGAAAATATAGATTTTGATGAAATACCCGATTAATGGGATGGGTTCCTTATATGTATATTATATACTATTATGGAGATTTTATGAATAGTGGAATATACAAGATAAGTTGTAATGTTAATGGAAAGTTTTATATAGGATCTAGCCAAGAACTGAGTAGGCGAAAAATTTACCATTTTAATAGACTCAGAGCAAATAACCATCCAAACAAACATATGCAAAATGCATATAATTTGTATGGTGAACATTCATTTAGCTTTGACATATTAAAGTATTGTACGGTAGATTGCTTGTTGGTAGAAGAACAGACTATTATAGATGATTTTTTTCATAAAAACATATTGTTTAATATAGCCCCTATTGCGGGAGCAAGTTTTAGAAATAGAAGACATAAGGATTCCACTATAAATAAAATGAAAAGTAATCATCCAAAACCGTGGACTGGAAAAAAATTAAGCGATGAACACAAACAAAAAATACGAGAAACCCAGTGGCAAGTGAAACGAAAAATGGGATGTAGAAAACTTACAGACGAACAAGTTTTGGAAATACGAAAGCTTCGTTTAACTGGATTAGGAGTAAGAACAATCGCTAGAATGTTGAATATTCCTCGACACAACGTGGATAGTATAGTTAAAGGGAAACGTTATGCCGATGTTGTATTAATAGAAAGCAAAAATGTAGAAGAATGATATTTATACTAGAAGGAAATACACCCACTATAAGGAGTTATTTGTATGCAAGAAGTAAAAGGTACGGATTCAGCGTTTCCAACAGAAACAATTGACTTGCCATCAAAGGGTATATTCTATCCAGAACACAGTCCTCTACGAACTGGGCAAATAGATTTATACTATATGACTGCCAAGCATGAAGATATCCTCACATCACCAAATCTAATTCAGAAAGGCATAGTTTTAGATAAATTTATTGATGCAATTATTGCAACAAAAAATGTAAAATCGTCAGATTTGTTGTTGGGAGATTTAAATGCGGTCATGGTTGCAGCACGTATTTTAGGCTACGGCAAGGATTATGAAGTTACATTAGAATGTCCGTCGTGTGGAGAACAAGTTGAGCAGGTAGTAAACATTGCCCAGCTTGAAACGCAGAATGAACCCGTTAACAAAGTTCCATCGGATTTTAAAATTGTGTTACCTCTTTCAAAAGCAGAAGTTACCCTAAAGTTATTAACTAGAGGGGATGAAGTTGCGATAGATAAAGAAGTCAAGGCATTGAAAAAAATAAATTCTGAAGTTGAATCAGAAACAACTACTAGATTAAAGAGTATGATCGCGGCAGTTAACGGCGATACTACTAAGTCTACTATCTGGAGTTTTGTAGATAATATGTTAGTAAAGGATGCGAGATATTTGAGAGATCAATATAAAGCAATCGTTCCTGACATAAATTTTGATGTAGACGTTGAATGTCAATGTGGCGCAAATCAAAAGACGAGGTTGCCTATAGGCATCGGCTTTTTTTGGCCTGACGCAAGAGTATAAATTAGAGCTTCATAAAAACATGATGACGCTTGCCCATTACTCAAAAGGAGCATTTAGTGTAATGGACTTGTATCAAATGCCGGTTTATTTACGAAATTTTTATATGAGAGAATTTGGTAAACTTAAAGAAAAAGAAGCAGCAGATTTTGAAAAGGCATCGAAGCGAAGGTAATACTATGATATCATTAGTAAACTTATTGTTGGAACAACATAGAGCATTTGCAGGAACACGCCAATCGGGCGCACCTTTAATTACTGTGGTTAATTCTAAAGTATTTAAAGGTGCGTCCGTTCGCGGAAATCCTATATATACGATTTCCAATAATAAGTTATTTAAAGGCACCGCTGTAGCAGGTAGTCCATTGGCTACGCTAAGTGGTGACTTGATATTTTTAGGAACAGCAGTATCCGGCGCACCGCTTGCTAGAATAAAAAATACGTTTTCTTTAAAAGGCACCGCTGTTGCAGGAACACCGGTTGTCACCGTACCATCTGGTGATGTGGTAACGTTATTTGCGGCAACCTATCATGCTTTAATGAGTTAATATATGGCCGATAATAATGAAGATGAATTAGCCGAAGAAACTAAAAAGTTAGCTAATGTAAGATCTCAACGAGCTAAAACAGAAGCTGAACGTTTAAAGGAAGATTTAAAACAGTTAAAGGATGCGAAAAAAGTAGCAGCAAGCGCACAGCTTTTGAAAGCAGCAAATGAAGCGTATGCTAGTGCAATGGTCGATGCGTCTGCGGATGTTGTAAAACATAACAAAGAATTAATTGAATTAACTGCAAAACAAAAACATCTCAGTAAACAATTTTCCACCGTTAGTAATATACTATCGGGCGTTGGTAATGAATTTTTAAAAGGAATAATTGGCATTCAGTTAACGGTTAAACAACAATCAAGTACAAGAGCACTTCTTAAAAAAGAAGAAGAATTACTTAAAGAAAAACTTTCCGTAGCAGAAAAATTGCTTGGAGGAGATCGTTCTAGTCTTACGCAACAAGTTTCTGTCGCAGAACAGCAGAAAAAACAAAATGCGGAAAGATCGAGTTTGTTGGCACAAGAAATTTCTGCAACTAAAGCGGTACTTGACGAACTAAAAGCTCAACTTCAGCAATCTTCAAGTGGCAGGGCGGCAAACGATCAGAAATTTGAAAAATTAAGTAGTATTAATAAGCAATTAGAAAGTGAGTTACAAAAACATCAAACAGTCTTATCTGATTTAGATGAAAAAGTTGCGTCTGGTAAAAAGTTAACTAAAAAAGAAAAAGACGCACGTTCCCAATCAATATCCAAGATAGGAAGCATTACTAAAGAATTAGAAAAAAATCTTAAAGCCTTAGACTCAGAACGTAAATCACGTGACGATGTAGCACAATCAAACGATGAATTGCATAGTAAAATAGAATCATTAACAAAAGCACTTAGTTCACAGGAAGATGAATTAGAAAAAGTAACAACGGCGTTGTCTGAGTCTGACAGTGCTATAAAAAAATTAACAGAAGAACAAAAAAACGCTGAAGAAGCAGCCAAGAAATTGAACCTTGACATGAATGCGTTAGGGGAAGTTATTAAAAACACTAAAGAAAAATTAGGGAACGTAACGCAAGAAATTAAGCTTCTTGATTTCGAAAGTATTGCTACAGTTACAAGACAAGTCGAACGAATGCTAACCTCATTAGTTTCCGGTATCAGAGAATTTCAACAATCATTAGGAATTTCTGCGGCAGACGCTGTTAGTATTGGACTTAGTAATTTAAAAGAAAGTATAGACTCATATATCTCCGCACTTTCACCTTTCGGTGATTCCGGAGCACCGGTAACATTTAAAGAAATACGACAAGCACAAATTGATTTTCAAGATCAATTTGGTGAAATAATAGATTCAAAAGCGGCTCGTCAGTTAGCACAACAAGCAATTGACATGGGTATTACTACCAAGCAATTGGCAGACGCTCGTCGCGTATTCATGACGCAAACTGCAAATAATGCAAGAACAGCAGTTTTTCAAGTTGACAAATTTATAGAAGAATTTAGAAAAAAAGGATTATCTTCTAAAGTAGCATTTGAAGCAATAACAAATTATTCTGAATTAATTGCAAGAAATGGTACACGCTTTTCAAATTCCTTTACCAGAGCAGCAGCCGAAGCTAAAAAGATTGGCGTTGACTTAAATAAAGTAGATCAAATTGGCGACAATATTATTAATAATTTTGAAGGATTTTTGGAAAAGAGTGCCGAACTCGGCGCAATGGGATTTAATTTAGATTTCAATACCCTTGCAGAACTAGCAGAATCTGGTGATACGGGTGCATTAATGGGAGAACTTCGTTCTCAATTAGCACTCACGGGCAAGGATATTACTAAACTGCGTAGATCAGAACAATTAGCATTATCAGAAGCATTTGGTATTCCAATGTCTGATATATTAAAGCTTTCAGGAAAAGACGGAAGTTCTGGTGAAAAAACTATAGAAGAATTGACGACACAAAGCAATGGCTTTTTGGGCACTCTAGTTGATTTCGCATCCGGTATGGCTGGTGCTCTTCAAACTGCAAATTTCTTATTAGGATTAATTGCGCTGAATACCTCGGTGGGCGGGGCCGGAAAACTTGGTGGTATGATGAAATCGCTCGGTGGAAGATTTTTACCGGGCGCTGCCCTCATGTTAGCCGGTGGATCATTAGCTACTCAGGGTGCGGCTGACGTTAAGCAAGGAAACACTGGAACGGGAATTGCGAAGGGTGCACTTGGAGGTGCATTAGGAGGTGCTGGTGTTGCTGCATTGGGAGGTGCCGCTCTCGCTGCTTTACTAGCACCTATCACGGGGGGAAGTTCATTAGCAGCATATGCGCTTTTAGCGGGAACGGGTGCGTTAGCAGGTGGCGCATATGCCGGTCTTGCTGGTGACGATGTTGTTTCTAAGTCTGGCTATGGTAAGCGTTCGTTAGTAACACCATCTGGCGTTATTGCATTAAATAATAAAGATAACATTGTTGCGTATGCCGATGACTTTGCTGGAAATACTCGGATGCCATATGGTAGTATTTCCGATATGTTTAAACAGTTTACTAAATCTGGGATTGAGTATGGACCTCTTGTAGAATCCATGAAAGATAAATCTGCAAGAGATAGATTCTTTAAGAATTTTCTTCCAACGATGGCTAACAAAGCAACGCTTGGAAAAGCATTCCCCAACGCAACAAAGGGAATTGATATTGGTATGAGAACTGTTCCTACTTTTCTTGGTACAATTGGCAAAAATGCCCCACTGCCATTGAAATATATGGCTGAAAATTTTAAAAGATTTCCATTTATTGGTTCAGTATTAGGTGGTGCAATGGCTGGTAAGGAAGAGTACGATGCTACAGGAAATATGGGCAGAGCAGTTTCTAGAGGATTACTCAACGCTGGTGGTGGAATTTTGGGTACTGGTCTTGGTGCATATGGTGGACCTGTAGCAGCCGCTGTTGGAGGTATTGGAGGATCTAATATCGGTGATGGAATTTTTAAAGCCCTTACCTACCAAGGTGGTATTAAAAAATTTGCAACAGATAAATTGTCTTCTATCGGCACCAATTTACTCGGAAAATTTGGCTTAGGTGGATTAGGAAGTATGGCAGGTGGACCAGCAACAATGATTGCATCAATGGCTGGACCACTGCTTAACAAAATACCAATTGTTGGTTCTACACTTGCTAACATAACACAAGCGCCAAGTAAGTTGCTTGGTAGTGCAATTGGAAAGGTTGGAGGACTTGTTGGTGGATTGTTTGGTAAAAAACAGAAGCCAGCAACAGGAGAACAGCCAAGTATTGCACAATCCGCAACCAATTCATTGTCAATGTTAAGTAGCTTATTTGGCGGCGAAGCTCAAGCAATCGCTCCGTTTTTAGGATCATTAGCACCAGATAAATTACAAGGAGCAAATCCATTAATGTCGCAATTACTTGGCAGAACGGCACAACAGCAACAACCTCAAGCACAAAATATTGAACAATTTGTACAAAAGTTTATGGAACTATCGCAGAAAAATAATGAAAATATGATACAAGCGATACGAAACCAAGCAATCAATGTATACATGGATTCATTGAAAGTTGGTAAAGGAGTTGTTTCGTCGGCAGAATCTGCAACGCAAATGGGTATATTAGCGATGGAAGGAAGAACTCGTTAAAGAGAAATTACTATGGCAATTCAAATATTTAAGACATTAGAAAATCGATATATTGAATCGGTGGATAAATTATACGCAGGAGCCACTCAAAAGTTTGATGGCGGCAAATCTTCAAATGGAAGAAATGACGATCCATTAATAGTTCGCGCCCCTGCCAAAGGATATTGGAATGTTGCCGAAAGTAGAAGTACCCCAGTAGCAAGTACCTTTAATGATATAAAACGATTGACGCTTTTTACCGCGAGTGTTAGAGGAGCATCGTTTATATTAAAACAACAATTATTGCAGACAGGAAATACGTTTCAATCTACTAGAATAATAAATCCAGTATTTCATATATCAAATGCAGTTCCTTTTACGCACACGAAGCGTATGATTGACATTCCTATCACGGGACGAGGAATTGCAAGAGCATTATTAGGAAACAATGCAATAACTAGAAGAATATTCGGTGGTGGACAACAAAAAACCGATGTTGCTAGTTTGCGTAAGATTGCACAATTGCAACAAGAAACATATAACAAAGCTGCTGGTAAGAAAGATTTGATAGGAGGAGTTTTGAAGAAAATTCCTGTTATCGGACAAACGGTATCTGCGGTTAGAGCAAAACGTAGTATGGGAGAAGTTGAGGATGGATGGACAAATTCCAGACCAGAATTATCTTCTACTGGATACATCGTATACAAAGATCGATCTAATAAAACTAAATTTGAGCAGAACCAAACAACAACCTTCCGACAAAGATATGGCCCAAATATACTTGGGTTATATGATACATATTTGACGGCAACTGATAGCCAAAAAAAGAAATGGTATTTAGGACAACAGTTAAATTCATATAGTACACTGCGAACGTTAGTAAGCACCCGCGAACGATTAACCGCTGTAGGACTAGATCCTACGACACCATCAAGTCCTTCAAGATTTGAATTTAAAACTGGATTGGTACAATCAACAGAAAGAAATGGACTTGCTGAAAAATATTCTGATTCAAAGGATAGAGCAGGATTGTTTGTCAATCAAGCACTGGCTAAGTATATAGATTATGGAACCGCCGTTAGATATAAAAAAGAAGGTAAACAACGTCCAGATACACGTTTACAAAAACCATTAATAGTTCAAGACATATTTAACGAACAATCACTTGAAAAAGGATTGTATGAGAAATCTGTAGAAAAATCTACATTAAAAACCGAAGCACAAAAATACTTTTTAGATGTTGCCAAATTAGAAAAACCAGATCAAGCTATAACCAGTGGCACCGGCACACAAACAATTGCAGCCACAAATCGTTCATATATACGATATTTTAATTCAGGAAAAGGTAGTATTAGAACGGCAGGGTTCAAAGAAGCATTTAATGATGGTTCGACTAATGCAAAACTATTGGCAGAAATTAATAGAGAAATTGATGAAAATCTCGTTAATATTTCGTATTTACGAGATCCACTAAATTCTCCAACCATAGAAAACGATGAATTTAATCCAGAAACGATTGCATTAAAACCATATAAAAATTTACGTTCGGTTAATCATATGGTTACTGGAGATCCGCCCGGTAGTTATATTGATAAAGAACTAGGTGATCAAGTTGATCCTGTCGTAGTATCATTTGCGATGGGCAGAGATGATCATATTCAATTCCGAGCCTTTATACGAGACTTACAACAAACCGCAACACCACAATATAAAGATTACCAGTATATTGGTCGTATAGAAAAGTTTATTAGCTATGTAACAGTACAACGAGAAATTTCATTTAAATTAGATATAATTGCATTTTCTAAAGAAGAACTTGATATCGTATGGAAGCGCATAAATTATATCACCGGATTAGTATTTCCGTATGGAATAAATAAAGGAATCTTACAACCAAATATTGTACGATTAACTATAGGACAAGTATATACCGATCAACCTGGATATATCACCTCATTAGACACAACGTTTAGTGATTTATCTCCGTCATGGGATATTGACAAACAAGTTCCTATCAATGCTACTATGAATATTCGATTCAAGTTAATAGAAAAGAATGTAGCTCTTGCAGATTCTCCGTTCTACGGAATTAATGAAGGAAACAGTGATTTTGATAGAATTACTCAAGATGAAACCACCCCCGCGTAACGAGGAAAATTAAATGCCACGATATATTGATAACCCGTCAATTAAAAAAACGGAAAGCGGCAAACGATATTATTCTACAGTAATTCCCGTTAATCCTGTAGAAGAAAGTAATCCATTTACGGTGGTTTCTCGGTTAGGTGATCGATGGGATACGTTAGCACATAAATATTTAAAATCGGCTTCTTTGTGGTATGTGTTGGCAAATGCTAACGGTAAACTAAATGGTTCTATATTTATAGAACCAGGGACGGTTGTTATCATACCACAAAACTATTAAATGACATATGGCACACGATAAAGGCTCTTTTGATTATAAAGCAATTGACAGTAGAATACGAAATATTTTAGACAAACGTTCTGAAATAGCTAATACCGTACAAGTTGGAATGCCATTTATTAAGGCAACCACTACCATCAAACATCCTGATCTAGGCGATGGTTATGTTGGTTTTACATTAGGCACTCACGCACTAGATAAAGATGTTCGATATGAAGATTTGTATGCGGAGCGAAATGGAGAAACTCCGCTCATAGGATACACGTATTCGGAAGAAGGAACTACCAAGTTAGTATATGCAAAAAATTATTCAGATCAAACAATTCAAGTTATACAAGGGGCGTTTGATAAACGCGCATTGTTGTATTCAAACACAGATTATATCAGCGTACCACCGCCGGGCATAGTTAGCGCAAAAATCAGTAGAGGAAGAAACGGCGTACTTGCATATGCCGAATTAACTATATCCGTTCCATCATTACTTCAATTAGAAAGTTTGCATAAATTATTTCTAGTCCCAGGGTTGGGAATGGTTCTAGAGTGGGGGCAGCATTTTGCAGACGATGGAAATGAAGATTTTGGTGAACGTGGAATCACTGCTCCTATTGTAGAAAATCTAATGTTTCCATGGTACAGTAGACAACAGCTATTAGAGCTATTAGATAGATTAGCTAGAAACCAAGTTGGACTACAAGAAATTTTAGATGAGTACGTGTACCCTACGCAGGGTCAATACATGTGGATGTTTGGCAGAGTTGCAAATTTTAGTATCACTGCAAACAGTGACGGTTCATTTGATTGTGTAGTTAAATTAGTAGGACCATCTGAAGATTCGTGGGCATACTCAACTAGATCAACGGTAGTACCAGCAAAAGATCCTTCTTCACGAGTATTTTGCGCGGAAAGTGCAAATAATAGTGTATATTCATATTTTAATAATACGGCGTCGGGTGGACTAAATTTAAAAAGTTTATTAGATAAAGCCGAATTAACAAACCATCCGTGGTATGGACATGTAAAGAAATTTACACAAGGTAACTTACCAAAAGAAGCTCCTACAAAAGACATGAAAAATCCATCCATAAGTCAAACAAACTTCGGAAATTCAGAAGATGCGTATTTTATGACATGGCGATTTTTTGTTAACGTTGTATTAAATGATGAAGTGGATGGTCTAAAAGCAATTTTTAAAAATACATTAACTAGAGAAGAATTAAACAAAGTTGGTATGTTATTACCATATGCGGATGGGCCTAATAGAGAAAATAAAGATGTTCGTGGATTAAATAGAATTAATGATCCGATGGAATCATATGTAGGATTAAATAAATATTTACGATCAGTCGATCCTTCCGTGATGATTATCGTAAATGAAATGGCAGCTACCTTAGCGGAATCAGATCAGCAATATCAACGAAATGGAGACGCGGCTGACTTATTAAAAGCTACAGACGAATCTTTATTTATGAAAAAGGCAGGTTTGTTTGAAACATCAGCAGATGTTGTAGAAGACGCAAACTTTCCAGATAGAGGATTTTTAAGCACAGGGGTATGGCTCAATCATAAAACTGTTGTCGAGTGCATGTTATCAGGCGATACTATTATGCGTGGTATATCATTACTACTAGGCAAGATGAATCAAGCTAGTCAATCGTATTGGAAACTGACATTAGATGTTGCCGAACCAATCGCCACATCAACGCATCCGTATAATTACATGGTAGTAGATGAAAATTGGAAAGAAAGTTCGACTCGTGCAGTTCAAAATTTTTTAGATAAGGTGCATATATTTAACAAATATATTAGATACGACAAGGACTCTGGAAAATTAGTAGGATCTGAGTTGATAGAATGTAATTTAGATTTGTCTTTACCAAAGAGATTATTCACCCAGATTGCTACGTTGGGCCTTGTATCAAAGACAGAACTTGACATTGTAACTAGCGGATCTCGTGAAGGCGACACCCCGCTGTCTACTAGAAAAAATAACAAGATTTCTGATCCAAATGATACGCTACGACATATGTTTGGAATTACGTCACTGAGTCCGGGGGGTGATGATGAACAAGGACCAGATTTAACAATTTTACCAAAAACAGAAAGACAAGCATTATTAAAACAAAACGGAGATTGTTCGGGAAACAACGTACAAACTACCGGACAAACGGCTGGTGAAGGAAACAAAACTGGACCTACTTCATTATCTGAAAACTTAGGGAAAATGTCTTCTGACGAGTTTAAAAAAACAAAAAAAGAAGCAGAGGATCAAGTAAATACAGAAACTTGTAGAAAGTGTGAAGAATGTGCACCACCTGCCACATCGGCTCAGGTAGAAATTGCCGTGGGAAACTATGCACCTCCGTCAACCGGTGTAGGTGGAAGTCCGTACTCACCCCCACCAGATTTTGCGGCAAAAAAATATTCGAACGCAGATATTCCACTTAGAGAATTAGTAGGAATTGCAAAGGGAGCACTTGCACGGTATACGTATCAAGGAACTGGAAATTGGTTTTTACTACACCCAGAAGCTGCTCGTCAGTATAAATTAATGGAAGCTGCGGCAAAATCGCAGGGAATTAGATGGACAATCACTTCTGCGTATAGAGATTATTCGCATCAAGTTTCGCTTGGAAAAAAAAATACCGTAGCAGCCGCTGGTAGTTCTCCTCATGGATGGGGAGGTGCTATTGATATAGGAGAATTGTATTCTGCTGTTAGAAGAATTTCGGTAAACGCTATGGGCGATCCTGCTGCAAATAAACAAATAAGAACGTCGTCTAAATTATATAATTGGTTGGCAATAAATGGACCAGCATATGGATGGTATAATCCAGCACGGTTGGCGGATGGAGCAGGTACTGATGAGTGTTGGCATTTTGAATATCATGGATTTGTAAATAAACCAACAAATGCACCACCAACATTACCAGTTCCACGTGGTGTTACTCCTCCTGCCAATGCAACGAAGTCAACGGTTCCGAATGCACCAGCACCAACCCAACCTGCTCAAAATAAATGTGATACAGTGTATCAATCGGTAGGAGCCACAGTATCATCTACACAATCACAAAGATCAATAAACGCTAAAACAGGACTCCCAACTGACACCACCTCAACACCAGAACAATTAAAACTTACTGGAAAGCGTCGATGTGATGAATGTGCGCGAGCAAAAGATATACTTGCTCAAAGTAAATTATATGAAGAACGTGCTGCAGAAAAGGAACAAGTAGACGCAAAAATTCGTGAGTTTTATAATCTGCGACAAATGTTCCGATATATAGAAATCTTCCCAGATTACATGGTTGCAAATATAACTGATACATCAAACGGAACGTTTGCAAACGCATTTGGAGCATCGCCCGGTTCGTTATCGATCAATGCAGATTTAGTGATGCCGGGAGTAAATGGATTTAGAATAGGTGAACTATTTTGGATTGATAGAGTGCCTACCTTTTATAAAGCATTTGGAGCATTTCAAATTATGAATTTTGAAGATAACATTACTATAGAAGGATGGACTACATCAATTCATTCCGTGTTTAATTTCTTGGGAACTAATTGGAAGTCTTCTATTGAAAAAATATTAAAAGGAGGTAATTGATGGTTGATCTAGAATTATTACGATCTCTTTATAAAAAAGATGAATCGGAATTAAAAGATTTATTAGATGTTTCTCCAAAACTCGTAAGGCCAGTAGTAACGCAATTAGATGCATCGAATAAAAAAATTAAACGATATTTTGTACGACCCGCAAACGATTTAAGTTCTGTAATTGAAATTGATAAACTGCAATATGATGCATTTAAATCCAACTTTAGATTTATTGTAATTAATGTTGATTGGAGGATTGTTGGAAACAAAAAAACAACGTATTTAAATAATAATATAACTGTCTATGGAGTGGAAGATTTAAACCGAATTGCAATTGCTGATGCGGACTTGACATTTGGTGGGTTGCGTAAGTATATTACAAATTATTTGGAGTTTTGGTTTTCGGAATCTTAGGGAACAATAAATGGTTATTATAAATCAACAAGATTACAATATACTAACAAAGCGAATGGATCGGGAGAAATATATATTTACCCCGATCTTTCGTGATTTATATTACCATAGAATAGAAAATTCTATTTTATGTGCTAATATAATGTTTTTAAATGGCGATTCATATACGATATCGATTTCACATAAGGACGCCCCACAGTTTCCTTTGTATATAACCGAACATTGTATCAGTAACAATAGTAAATTATTTGACATAAACACTATTGACATTTTTACGATATTATACATTAATAATCAACCACTTCCCGTATTGGAAATGAATTCTTGTATAACTGAATATCATATAAGAATGGAATCAATGGTAGATGTCAATAAGGTTGTTCCATTAATGATGTGGAATAAAACGTTGGTTGAATATAATAAAAAATTATTAAACTTATATATCAAATATGAATCAAGTGTAAATTCATTACCATACTCAATAATACAAGATATAATTTACACACTACGTGATATAGAAAATTCTGGTGTTGCCTGTAATAAAGATCGTTTGGTCGAGCGATTTGGAGAAAAAACCGCTAGGTACTTCAAAGGCGATCTATTATATTCAGAATATAATCCATATACATTGACAAATCGCCCAAGTAATAGATTTGGTGGAATTAATTTTTCTGCCTTAAATAAACGAGATGGAAGTAGAGAAGCGTTTATCAGCAGATATACAGATGGTATGCTGGTACAGTTTGACTTCGAAGCATATCATTTGCGATTAGTTGCAGATGAACATGGAATTACACTTCCTACAGGTTCATTGCATATGGAATTAGCTAAAAAGTATTTTAATACTGAAGAAATTACAGACGACTTGTATGCAGCAAGTAAACAAAAGACGTTTGAAATCATGTATGGAATGACGAATGAAACGTATGGCGTGGAACTCTTTGAGAGCATCGTGCACATCCGACGATTCTACAAAGATGTAACTGGGCCATTTGTATTACCAAGTGGCGTTACAGTGAATTTTACTGAACCGAATATAAGTAAGATGTTTAACTATCATGTACAATCACTTGAGATAGTGAAGACGTTACCGAAATTACAAAAGGTATTGGAACTACTTAAAAATACAAACAACCATTTAGTGTTATATACTTATGATAGTATATTATTGGATATGCAAACGTTTGATGCAAATCTTGTTCAAGAGATTACAGAAGTATTAGAAGAAAATAAAAAATTTCCGGTACGAATACATGCTGGAAAAACATATGATGTTATTAAGGAGATACGGTTATGAAATATGAAGTTGGAATTATTGGCTTAGGGTTTGTTGGTGGGGCGGTTTTAAATGCATACAAACTGAAAGGTCATCATGTACATACGTTTGATGTGGATTTAAATAAAAATCCAACGTGTTCCTCGTTTGAGGAATTTTTAACGAACGCCAATCTTATTTATGTAGCAGTACCAACGCCGATGACCACTTCCGGTGAATGTGATACTTCTATAGTGGAACGAGTGGTGCATGACCTTTGTATGACAGATGAACGTAAAACCATCATCATCAAATCCACCGTACCACCCGGTACCACGGAACGGTTACAGGCGTTGTATCCAGATCATTATATTCTGTTTAATCCAGAATTTTTAACAGAAGCAAATTATTTGGATGATTATTTAAATCAAGATGTGCTTGTCATAGGTAAGTCTGAGAATACCCCGCTCGACGTTGCTCACGAGGTGTTAATTAACCAAGTACGTGTGATTAATTCTGTACGATTTGTAAAGATTACAACCGCAACTACCGCTGAATTATTGAAGTATACTACAAACACGTTTCTTGCAATGAAGGTATCGTTTGCAAATGAACTATATGATATTGCAACGGCGACGGGAGTTGATTGGGAAACACTGCGTTCATTGTTAGTTGAGGATTCTCGTCTAGGCAAAAGTCACTGGAAAGTTCCTGGTCCAGATGGACACCGAGGATTTGGCGGAACGTGTTTCCCGAAAGACATTTCGGCATTAATTAATTATGCAAAAACAAAAGAAGTACCCACACCGTTATTACGGGCCGCATGGAATAGAAATGTCATTGTGGATCGTCCAGAACGTGATTGGGAACAATCAAAAGGAAGAGCAGTTAGCTCGTAATACTATTTTAATATTAATTGGTAATATTTATTAAGAGTATAACTTTTAATGGATGTTGCCTATGAACAATGATAGTCAATTGCTTTGTACGTTCTCACATGCAGATGATTTAGAAAATACAGTTGAATTAATTATAAATTCTTATAAACTAGTATTTAATAAAATTTATGTATTAGAGAATATAAATGATAATTCGCAATTTGTGTTAACATATAATATAACTAAAATTGATGCCTCAAATATAACGCCACCAACATCAACTATTTCTGTTCATAGAAAAAAACAAACAAATACCATTTATACGATAAATGCAATTAATAAATTAATTGAAATAAAAAACAATGGAATTCTAGATAAATCATTTAGAATAAATTGGTCTGATTTACAAAACACAGTATTAGTTACTGCGTATGGGAAATTAAAAATAGTTAATACAAAATTACATTCTATTATAGAAACTTGATTTTGCCTATTGACAACGGTTACGTTTGATGTATATTTAAACATAAGCAATGCTTAAACACTAAACACTAAACACTAAGGAGTATACTATGGGTCTAAACATTTCTGCCCTCAAGGCAAAGCTTAATCAGTTTACGAAGCAGGGAGATCGTAACGAATCGATCTGGAAGCCAACTGAAGGAAAGACGGTTATTCGAATTGTTCCATATAAGGAAAATCGCGAAAATCCTTTTATTGAACTGAATTTTCATTATCTCGGTAATAAGACATATCTGTCACCCACCTCATACGGTAACCGAGATCCCATTCTTGAATTCGCAGAAGAACTCGCTTCTACTGGCGGTAAGGATGGTTGGATGCAGTCTCGTGCATTCCGTCCAAAGCTTCGTACTCATGTACCAATCATTGTTCGTGGAGAAGAGGAAAAGGGAGTACGTTTCTGGGCCTTTGGCAAGACCGTATATACTGAACTGCTCTCGCTGATCGATGATCCCGATTATGGTGATATCACGGATGTAAAGAGCGGACATGATCTCGTAATCGAATACATCCCGCAGGAAAAGAGTGATACGAACTTTGCAAAGACGATGGTCCGTGCAAAGCCGAGTAAGACGCCTCTGGCGGCATCTGCTGAACAGGTACAGAAGTTTCTTACCGACCAGCCTGACATTCGTGCCCTGTTCAAGGAACCAACTTTCCAAGAACTGAAGGTGGCTCTTAGCCGATACCTCAATCCAGACGAAGACGGTCCAACCGCAGTTAATGACGAAGAAGTAACTTCTTCTCCAACTGCCGCACGTTCGGCGGAAGTGAAGAATTCTACATCCGTCAAGGACATGATTGACGAGTTTGACGAAGTATTTAATTAAAAATACTTGACACGAAGGGAACAACCCACTATACTTAATAGTGGGTTGTTTTACATTTTATAGGAATTGTCTATGGCAAAATCAAATGAAAAAAAGGTTGTGCAGACCGACCGAGATGAACTTGCACAAAGTATTGCCGACGCACTTAATAAGCTGAATAAGGATGGAGAAAAAATTGCATTCTTTCTAGATGGCGTCGATGGAGCACCAACAGAATTTACAGAGTTTGTTTCAACGGGCGCTACTATGTTGGATATTGCAGTTAGCAATAGACCGCATGGTGGAATTGCTGTTGGTAGAATTACCGAAGTTACCGGTCTAGAAGGTTCTGGAAAGTCTTTAGTATGTGCACATTTGATGGCAAATACCCAAAAAATGGGTGGCGTAGCCGTGTTAATTGACACGGAGACGGCAGTAAACAGAGAGTTCTATCAAGCTATTGGTCTTGATTTAAAGAAGCTTGTATGGATCGAAGCGCCGACTGTAGAGGACGTATTTGACCGCATGGTGCATTTGATTGAGCATATTCGAAAAATGCCATCCAATAAAGATAAGATTGTTACAATTGTAGTAGATTCAGTTGCTGCTGCTTCTACGAAAAAGGAAATGGAAGCCGACTTTAGTAAAGACGGGTACGCTACCGACAAGGCAATCATTATCAGTAAAGCCATGCGTAAGATTACAGGCATGATTGCAAAGGAAAAAATTGCATTAGTGTTTACCAATCAATTGCGTCAAAAAATGAATGCTCCTGCATTTTCTGATCCGTGGACAACTTCGGGCGGCAAAGCGATTGCATTCCATGCATCTACACGCATTCGGTTATCACAGCTTAAAAAGCTTGATGACAAGGATGGAAATGTGTATGGCGTAAAGGTCAAGGCAAATGTCGTAAAAAATCGATTAGGTCCACCGCACCGCACTGCTGAGTTCGAAGTCCATTTTAACCGTGGTATAGATGATTATACTAGCTGGTTGGATGTTATGAAAGAATATAAGTTTATAAAACAAGCAGGTGCGTGGTACGCTTTTGTTGATGAAACTACTGGTGAAGAAATAAAATTCCAATCAAAGGATTTTCCAAAATTCTTAGAAGAAGATCCGCAGCGAAAGGAAATGTTATATCAGAAGATTTGTGATGCGTTGATTATGAAATATCAGGAAGACTTTGATCCACATACTGATACTCTTATAGAGGACGTTGAGAATGATTAATACACATTTGGAACGATTGGTGCAGATTGCATTGCAATCATATGAGAGTGTACATGGACTAACGAGTGAACAAGCAAAGTTGTTTGAGTTACACTTCCGTAGAAAT